GCAGCTCCAGCAGCTCCAGCAGCTCCAGCAGCTCCAGCAGCTCCAGCAGCTCCAGCAGCTCCAGCAGCTCCAGCAGCTCCAGCAGCTCCAGCAGCTCCAGCTCTTACAATCGATGATGTGCGCAAGGTTGTTGCTTCTAAGGCTGCTGCTCATCGTGATGAGGTTAAGGCTAAGCTCACAGAGCTTGGTGCTAAGAATGTTACTACTCTTGACCCTGGTAAATATCAGGAGTTGGTTGATTACCTTAATACTCTTGCCTAATGGGTAGGTCACAGAAAAAGCGTCTATTGGCAGCCTCAGAACGCTTTAGACGAAACTATTTTTATTATTTCGGCATATCAAGAACTGATGCAGACGGAGTAACATTTACTGCTATGCATATTGAGCCACGTATTCCTAATCATAAAAGAGTATGGAAGTAAATAACGGACAAGACCATCACGAGAGAAGCCATGCACTTCTCTCGCCCTCAGGAGCTCATAGATGGTTAAATTGTACACCATCTGCTCGTTTGGAGGAAAAAATGCCGCCAAAACCAACTTCTGTTTATGCTGAAGAAGGTACACTGGCCCACGAATTGGCAGAGTTATTTATCTGTCATGATACATTAAGTACACTATCTGATGACGAATTCTCAGATAAGTATGAAGTCATAATGAGCAATAAGCTCTTCAACGAGGAAATGCTTGATATGGTTCCAATTTATACTGACTATTGTACAGAAGAATATAAAGCCGCTAAGGCCTCAAATCCATCTGCAGAAATGTTTATAGAGTCTAAACTTGATATTTCAGAGTATGTACCAGAAAGCTTTGGTTCTGCAGACTGTACTATCGTCAACGATTCAGTTATGGAGGTAGTTGACCTTAAGTATGGTAAGGGAATTCCAGTATCAGCTGAGTGGAATGTGCAGGAGATGCTTTATGCATTAGGTATGTTAGCTAAGTTTGATATGCTGTATGATATTGAAACTGTAAAGCTCACTATTGTTCAGCCTCGCTTGAATAACATATCATCTTGGAGTATCTCTGTAAAAGACCTTATGGATTGGGCAAATAATGAGCTCAAGCCAAAAGCTAAAATGGCTTTTAACGGTGAAGGAGAACTCTCATCAGGTGGATGGTGTAGATTCTGTGCAGTTAAGAACAGATGTAAAGCTCTCTATGATAAGCAGTTAGAGTTGGCAAAATATGATTTTGCTTCTCCTGAATTGTTGACAGATGAACAAATTGCAGATGTTCTTTCAAGAATTCCGCAGCTTGTAGAATGGGCAGATTCTGTAAAGGCTTATGCATTAGACCTTGCAGTAAATGAGAATAAACACTGGCCAGGCTTTAAGGTTGTAGAAGGTGTATCAAGACGTAAATGGATTGACGACGAGGATAAAATCTGCAATGTTATTTACGAGAAGTTCCCAACCGCAACTGAAGATGATTTGTTTGATATGAAGCTCAAGCCTATTACTTCTATTGAGAAGCAATTTGGCAAAAAGGCGGTCGCTGAAGCACTATCAGATGTTATCATAAAGCCAGCAGGTAAACCAACATTAGTATCTGAAGATGACAAGAGACCAGCTATTGGAACTGAAGATGCAGTAAATGATTTCAAATAATGAGTTTGTTAATAAGTATAGCTATTTTTATAGTAGCTATCAAGTTAGAATACAATAAATTTAATTCATAATTATGGAAAATTCAACTAAAGTAGTAACAGGTAAAGTTCGTTTTTGTTTTTGTCACGTGTTTGAGCCTTCAGCAATGGAGGGTCAGCCAGAAGAGTCAGCTAAGTATTCAGTTTGTGTAATCATTCCTAAGAGTGATACTCAGACTATCGAGAAGATTAAGAAGGCCATTGAAGCCGCTAAGACTGTTGGTAAGTCTAAGCTCGCAGATAAGAATGGCAAGATTCCTGTAAATATCAAGTTGCCACTTCGTGATGGCGATGAAGAGCGTTCAGATGATGAGGCATTTGCAGATTCTTACTTCCTCAACGCCACTTCTAATCGTAAGCCTACTATTGTAGACCGTAATCTCGACCCTATCATGGATAAGGACGAGTTCTACTCTGGCGTGTATGGCCGTATCTCTCTTAACATGTTTGCATTCAACACCTCTGGTAACAAAGGCATTGCAGCCGGTCTTCAGAACTTGCAGAAGCTCGAAGATGGCGAGATGCTTGCAGGTGGTTCTACTGCTAATGAGGACTTCGGCGGCGACAACGCTTGGGATGATGACTTGATGTAGTCTTCCACTTCTTATATTCTTATCAAACGGAAAGGTATATGGTATAGAACATAGGTCCTTGATACCTGGGCGCTATGTCAGCAGAGGTTCGATTCCTCTGCTACCTTCTATTATTAATTTTAAAGTTGTAAGAATATGGTACAAGAAGTTATAGACAAAAATTCTGGGCAGGTCTTATTCCAAGGAACCGTCGAGGAGTGTAGAGATTATATTATCAAGTCAAATAACGAATTTGCTACTTTACGATGAAAGAATTTGATAGAGAACTATTTATCGATATTGAAACATACTCATCAGTTGATATTAAAGAGTGTGGAGCCTATAAGTATATAGCATCTCCAGACTTTGAAATATTGATTTGTGGCTATGCTTTTGGCGATGATGACGTAGTTATGGTAGACTTAGCATCAGGTGACAGGTGGCCAAGCGAATTCCTTGAAGCACTTAAAGACCCTAAATGCCTTAAGGTCGCTCATAACGCTGTATTCGAGCGTACAGCATTTAACAGAATAGGACTTCACACCGAAACAGATGAGTGGTATTGTACATTAGTTAAATCAGCTTATTGTGGATTACCATTATCATTGGATGCTGTATCTAAACAGCTTAATCTTCAAGATAAGAAACTTGAAACTGGTAAAGCTCTTATTAAGTACTTCAGTTGTCCGTGCAAACCTACTAAGATTAATGGTGGCCGTACTCGCAATATGCCTGAAGATGCTCCGGCTAAATGGGCAGAATACAAGCTCTATAATATTTATGATGTGCTTTCAGAAAGAGAGATATATCGTAAATTAGAGAAGTTTGAGATTCCAGAAATAGAGCGCCAGCTGTATGTTACGGACCAAAATATCAATGATAGGGGTATTATGATTGATAGAGAGTTAGCAAGTTCTGCGATTTATTGTGACTTGGAATATTCTAAGTATCTCACGGAACAGGCTAAAAGCATAACTCATCTTGAAAATCCAAAATCGCCTCTTCAAATTAAAAAGTGGATAAAAGCAAGAACCGGTATTACTGTAGATTCACTTACAAAAGTAGAAATGCCTACAGTTCTTGAAAAAGTTAAAGACTATCCAGAAGTACTTGAAGCTCTTGATATTTATCAGAAGTTAAGTAGAACATCTGTAAAGAAGTATTACAAGATGATTTCTTGTGCTACACCAGATGACCGTGTTCGTGGTACCTTTCAGTTTTATGGAGCAAATAGAACAGGCCGTTGGGCTGGTAGACTTTTACAATTGCAAAACCTCAGTAAGAACCACTTTGATGACATTGATACACCTCGTGAACTTATTCGTAAACGCGATTGGGAAACTTGTGATATGATGTATGGCAATGTGGCTGATGTTTTATCACAGTTGGTTCGTACAGCACTTATAGCTCCAAAGGGATATACATTCTCAGTAGCAGACTTTTCAGCAATTGAGGCCCGAGTAGTTTCATGGCTTGCTAATGAAAAATGGCGAATGGACGTATTCCACGGTGATGGTAAGATTTATGAGGCTACTGGTTCTAAGATGTTTGGTGTACCAATTTCAGCTATCACTAAAGGTTCTGTTTTACGTGACAAAAGTAAAATATCTGAATTGGCATTAGGATATGGCGGTTCACTCGGTGCTCTTGAAAGAATGGGCGGTGAAAAGATGGGACTCACTGATTCAGAAATGATGGATATGGTTAAGAAGTGGAGAGCCGCAAATCCTAATATTGTTGCTCTCTGGAATGAACTTGAGAAATCGGCTCATGAAGCAGTTAAGTATCAAAGATCAGTTAGATGTACTTGTCGTAACATTATTTTCGATTGTGATGGAGAATATCTTACTGCAAGATTACCATCTGGCAGACAGCTGTTTTATGTTCATCCTCACTTCAAGAATAAGACTATTGGTCGTTCTACTCGACCAGTTCAGGTTCTTATGTATGAAGGACAGATTCAGACAACAGGTCAGTGGGGCGAAATGGACACTTATGGCGGAAAGCTTTGCGAGAATATGGTACAAGCTATAGCTCGAGATTTACTTGGATATTCTCTTATGCAAGTAGAGAAAGCTGGATTTAAAGTAGACTTCCATGTACACGATGAGATGATAGCAGAAATACTTAAGGACGGAAATGAGAAAGACAGATATGACCTTATGGTACGTATAATGTCAACTCCTCCAGACTGGGCTTCAGATTTACCTCTTCGCGCTGATGGATATATTACGGACTACTATCGTAAGGATTAAAGCTTATAAATGTAAAATGTGATTATTGTGATTATAAAGCCGTTGTCCATAAAGATGTTGGATATTTATGTTCAAAACATTATATGCAATACTACAGACACGGAAAAATATTCAAATTTACAGTCAGAGATAAAAACGAGATATTATTCTATAATAGTTATGCTGAAATAATTATTAGAAATATTAAGTCCGAGGAAATATGCCGAGTAAAGGTAGACTTAGATGATGTAGACAAAATAAAGGATAAAACCTGGAGTTTACAAGCTAATAATTATATAGCTCATGGAGCTCCACCTTTATACTTACATAGATTTATTTTAGGTGCTAAATCAGATGAAGAAGTTGACCATGTAAACGGCGACAAATTGGACAATAGAAAATGTAATCTCAGGTTTGTTACCCATGGACAAAATATGTTCAATCAAAATAAGTTACGTTCATCCAATACAACAGGATGCATAGGCGTACGAGTTTATTCAGCAAATGGGAAATATATTGCAAGAATAACAGTGAATAAGAAAATTATTCATCTTGGATATTTCTCAGATTTAAAAGAAGCAATTAAAGCAAGAATTAAAGCTGAAAAACAGTATTTTGGAAAATTCATGGGCTCAAATAAGAAGTTTGAATATCTTTTAAATGAGTAAGTATGCTTAAATATAAATATGTAATTGATAGTGGAAACTTTTCAAGTATAGAAGAGTTTCAAGCGCATTTGAATAGAATGGGAAAGAAAGGCTATGAATTAGTTCAGTGGCAATTGGTTAATTTCGTAAATTGCTGCAGCAAAATTCAGCCTACTAGTGATACATTATCAATACTTATAACTTGGAAAATAGAGGACCATGATTCATGATGGCATAATAGATATAGCTACAGGTTTAAGTGCTTCTACAAAAAAATGGAAGAACAAGAAAGTAAAGTGGAGCAAATTAGTCGACAAACTTTCTAAACCTGTAGTTACTAATGAGACCCATGCTCAATTCATGGCTGCTAACAAAGCCGACCAATCTAAAATCAAAGACGTTGGAGGCTTTGTCGGTGGCTATCTTGACAAGGGTATACGTAAGAAAACATCTATATCATACAGACAATTAATTTGTCTTGATGTAGATTTTTCTTATGCTGATTTTTGGTGGGATTTTACATTGCAATATGGCTGTGCAGCTGCCATATATTCAACGCATAAATCTACACAGAGTAAACCTCGTCACAGACTGCTTATCCCTATTAATAGAGAGGTATCTGTTGACGAATATCAGGCTATATCTAGACGTATAGCCGGTAACTTAAATATAGAATTGTTTGACCAATCTACATTTGAGCCAGAAAGACTTATGTTTTGGCCAAGCGTATCATCTGATATAGAATATTATTTTGAATATCAAGATGGAGAATGGCTTGATGCTGATGCAGTTCTTGAAACGTACGATGACTGGAGGAATACATCTGAATGGCCATCTAGTAGTAAAATATCAGAAGGCTTATTATCTGATATTAAAAAGCAAGAAGACCCAGAAGAAAAGTCAGGCATAATTGGAACGTTCTGTAGAACATACTCAATTCAAGATGCTATTAGCACCTTTCTTAGTGACATATATGAAGAAGCTGGTGAAGACAGATATACCTATAAATTAGGTTCTACAACTGGAGGTCTTATTGTTTATAATGATAAATTCGCTTTTTCACATCATGGAACAGACCCAGCAAGTGGAAGACTGTGCAATGCATTTGATTTGGTCAGAATACACAAATTTGGACATCTTGACTCTGGACCTGATTCAAAGGTTTCTCAGCAAAAGATGGAAGAATTTGCTACGACTTGTACTGAGGTTAAAAAGAAAATAGCTGAAGAGAATTTAGAGCATGCAAAATTAGATTTTGATGGGTTAGATGCTGCTAATGAGGAGAATGCTGACGATGATTCTTATGATGATTCATGGCTTTCACAACTCAAAGCCAATAAGAAAGGTGAATACAATAGCGATTCTAATAATCTTAATCTTGTTTTGCAGAATGATAAATATCTTAGAGGTGCATTTAGACTGAATGAGTTTGACAGTAAAACATACATCATGAGGTCTATGCCCTGGCGTAAGGTAGATTCTCCAGAGCCTGTAAAAAATGTAGACTACTCAGGCATACGTAATTATATAGAATGTGTATACAACATGGTATCTGTATCGAAAATCGATGATGCTGTGATGCTTGCCGCTCAAAAGAAATCATTTCATCCAGTAAGAGATTATCTTAAATCTCTTTCATGGGACGGCATAAACAGAATTGATACACTTCTTATCGATTACTTCGGTGCTGAAGATACTAAATACACAAGAGCCACTATTCGTAAAGCTCTGTGTGCTGCAGTAGCTAGGATATTCAATCCTGGAGTTAAATATGATATGGTTCTTGTGCTTGTTGGAGCCCAGGCTACATATAAATCTACGTTCATACGTAAACTTGGCAAGGACTGGTTTAGCGATTCATTCAACACTTTTCAAGGTAAAGAAGCCTACGAGCAGTTACAAGGCGCATGGCTTATTGAAATGGCTGAATTATCAGGTTTAAAGAAAGCAGAAGTTGAAACTGTAAAGCAGTTCATAACTAAAACAGAAGACATGTTTAGACCTGCTTATGGTAGAACTGTAGAAACTTATAAACGTCAATGCGTGTTCTTTGGAACTACAAATGATATGGAGTTTTTGCGTGATTCTACAGGTAATCGCCGATTCAATCCTATTGAAGTTCGTCCTAAATTTGCAACAAAGATAGTTGCCAAAGACTTAACTGATGATATTATAGACCAAATTTGGGCTGAAGCTGTTCAGATGTATCAGAATGGCGAAAAACTATATTTCTCAGAAGAGGAGAATGAACTTGCAAAGAAGAGCCAACAAAGTCACTCTGTAACTGATGATAGAACTGGAATAATCGAAGAATATCTCAACATGAAGTTTCCTTCTAGCTGGAGTAAGAAAGATTTATTCGAACGCCAGCAGTGGTTAAATGACCCACTAGCTGAAAAGGGAACAGAGTACAAAGAGTTTGTTTGCTCTTATGAGATATGGTGTGAATGCTTAGGTGAAGAGCGTAAGAATTTTAATTCTTATAGCACTCGTGAGATAAACAACATAATGAAGACTCTTCCAGGTTGGGAGTATGTTGGTTCTAAGAGAAAATCATTTGGCAAGATTTATGGTAAGCAAAAATACTATAAACGCATAAAGCCTGTTCAAGAAGACCCTGTAGCAAAAGCTATGAGAGAGCTTGAAGAGCTTTTAGGCGATAAACCTACTGATGATGAGATTAAAGCAATGTTAGGAGATTTATATTAAGATTATGGATGAAAATACTAAAAAAGACTTAGCAAGAAAGTTAAAAAGTGCATTCAGTGTTGCTGAAACTCGAGCTAAGCGAGTACAGGAAATAAGAAAAGCAAAAGCTGAAGCAGGTCCCGTAAAAGATGACCCAGATAAGCCAAATTATAAGAAGTACAAATTTAAAAATGGCCTCAAAACGAAGACACATCGTATAATAAGAGGTATGAAACTGCACTTTAAAAATGATAAATGGGTGTCGTACAATCTTGGCAAAATTGACACAATTGTTGGAAGAGCTGATGGGTCTTTAACTTTTGAAAGATTTAAAAAGCAGATATTTAAGTCTTTCAAAGATAAATTATATACTCCTGATATAGATAAGGATATTGAGTGGGATTATAAAGAAGAAGAAAAATGTTCTTCAATAGGAGGTTCTGGATTCCATGAAAGAAAGTGAAAAAGTAGTTGAGCGAAAGCTTGTTGAGCTTTGTAAATTGAACGGTGGTATGTGCATAAAGCTATTAAGTTTCCATATAAATGGATTGCCTGATAGAATGTGTTTATTTAAGCCTGCAAAAGTTATATTTGTAGAGCTTAAAACCACAAATCAAAAACCGCGACCACTTCAGTTAGCAATGCACGACAAGCTCCGCAAACTAGGCTTTAGAGTTGAAGTAATTGATACTGTAGAGCAGGTCGTAAACTTAATAGAAGATATAATGGCATGTTAAAAGAAACAGATTTACACGAATATCAGAAAAAGGCAGTCGAGCATATAATTACTCATAAATACTGTGGTTTATTTCTGGAAATGGGACTAGGCAAAACGGTCTCAACCTTAACAGCAGTAGAGAAGTTAATGTACGACTACCTTGAAGTAAATTCAGTTTTGGTAATTGCTCCTAAACGAGTAGCTGAAACTGTTTGGGCAGAAGAGGCACAAAATTGGGAGCACTTACAACATCTTACATTTTCTAAGATTATTGGAACGGAAAAACAGAGATTAGAAGCTTTTCATAAGAAAGCTGATATTCACATAATTTCTCGTGACAATATAGCATGGCTCTGCGGTATATGTGCTTCAAACTTGCCATACGATATGCTAGTTATTGATGAGCTTAGTAGCTTTAAAAATCATCAGTCGCAGAGATTTAAAGCGTTAAGATTAGCCAGACCGTGGATAAAGCGAGTAGTCGGCTTAACTGGAACACCTGCTCCAAATGGTCTAATTGATTTGTGGCCACAGATTTACTTAATGGATAGAGGTGAAAGACTTGGTAAAACTATTACTAATTATAGAAGCACGTACTTTACTCCAGGTAGGTCTAACGGTTACGTAGTTTATAATTATAATTTACAAGGAGGCGCAGAACAAGCAATACGAAATAAAATAGGTGATATATGCATAAGTATGCAAGCTCAGGACTATCTTAACATGCCTATGCTTACAAACAACTACGTTAAGCTTAAAATGCCTAAAGACATATTAGATGCATATCATAAGTTTGAAAAAGATAGTATCATGAAGCTCATAAACTCGGATAATGAAGTCGAAATTACTGCTTTAAATGCTGCTGGTTTGTCTAATAAACTTCTCCAATTTGCAAATGGTGCAATATATGATGAGGATAAAAACGTATATCCAATTCACGATATTAAACTGGAAGCACTAGAAGAGATAGTAGAAGAAGCATGCGGAAAGCCAGTTCTTGTCGCGTGGACTTATCAATTTGATAGAGACCGAATTATGAAGTATCTTAGCAAATATAAGCCTAGAGAGCTTAAAACAGCTAAAGATATACAAGACTGGAATGCAGGTAAAGTCCAACTTATGTTGGCTCATCCTGCTTCAACTGGTCACGGTCTTAACCTTCAAGCTGGAGGTAACATAATTGTTTGGTTCGGTCTAACATGGTCACTTGAGTTGTATCAGCAGTTTAATGCTAGACTTTATCGCCAAGGTCAAAAGCGAGGAGTTATTATACATCATTTGTGTATGGCTCAAACCCATGATGAGGATGTTATATTAGCACTGAAGAATAAAGACAGAGTGCAGATGAGCTTGATGAACAGCATTAAGGCTAAAATCGATAATTACATTAAAAATAATTAAAAATATATTTATGAATAATAAATAAGTTAATAAAATTTAAAATATTTTTTTAATTCAAATATTATTATTAATTTTGCAATATAAAAATAAAGATTATGAATATCTTGGAAAGAGCAGACAAAATCGTCAATCATCGCTCAGAAGAAAAAGAGCGCATGTATGGACCATTCTCAGAAAGTATGGAAAGAGCTACCGCTATATATAACGCTGCATCTCCAAAAAATGAGCAGATTTCAGTTGAGGGCATGTACAGAGCTATGATTGCTCTTAAGCTTTCAAGAGAAGCCTATTCACACAGAGAGGATAATCTCCTTGATGCTGCTGCTTATATAGGTGCTCTTAATAACTATGTTGAGGCAAAAACAGATAAAGATATAAATAACGATTAAAATTAAATGTTATGGTAGAAGAAGCTATTCAGCCAGTAAAACGTGGTAGAGGTCGTCCACGTAAAAATTCAGCCAATCCATTGGCTGATAATCATGAGTATTTTAAGCATTTGCCTGACAGAAATCTCAGCGTAAGCGAAGAGAATTTGCAAGCATTCTTTGAGACTATGTATGAGCGACAAATGATTTGGAAACGCCGATTCATTGACAAGATTCAGGCTCCGTGGACAGATGACCCTATTTTACAGGAAAATAAATTCCCTAATTTGTATCGTGAGCTTGACCGCAGTTCTTGGTGGCTTATCTCTAACATCATTACGGATGATAGTCTGTCACTTAAGAATAAAGTTTGGAAGTGCATCGTTTACAGATTGTTTAATTCTCCAGACTTTTTTGAGTTCTTGGCTTCTATTACAGATTGGAAAGGCGGAATTCCTGACTATGAAAAGTTTAAGGAACAGCAGCCTAAGTTTATAACAATCGCCAAGACACTTCAGAATATGGGTGCTAAACCGTTTACTGATGCTTACATCATCAGTTCATCTTTTGCTGCTAAGACAGGTAAAAATAGAGCAGAAGCTTATGCTGATACTGCATTATCCGAATTGTGGGGTGCTATTGATATTATCATCGACACAGTTCTTATTGCAGAGTCCACAGGAGATATTATCGATGTTTTGTCAGCTATTCCTGGAGTTCAGAAGTTTATTGCTAATGAGCTGATGCAGGATATGATTTACATTAATCGATTCTCAAAAGAGGATTTTATTCCGTTTAATGTGAATGAACTGACAAATATTGGTCCTGGTTCACTTCTTGGTTTGCGCATCTTGTTCCCTAACAGAGTTATTAACTCTCAGCGTGTAGCAGGTATGAAGGAACTTCTCGCTATGGCTGAAGAGAAACTCAATGAAGTTGCCGAAGCTCATGGAGAACCGATGGTATACGCTAAGTTTAATGCCGAAACTAGAGGTTATGAACCATCTAGCGAATTCAACCTTACAATTAATAATATTGAAGGTTGGTTGTGCGAATATTCCAAGTATTGGAAACTGTCAATTGAAGTAGGCAAAAAGCAGCGTAAGTTTAACCCAGTTTCAGAGGCTGATACATACGATGGTACCAATGGTGCTAAGCCTGAAACAAAAACAGAAACAGAAGATTTAATGTAATTATGGTTAAGAATTATAATACAACTGATTTATCTCCAGACCAAGCTATGGAGCGTCACATTTATCACAGAGACCAGTTTGCTCATTATTTGAGATGGACACACATCTTGAAAGATGCTAAAATTGGTGATGATGTAGTAGATTTTGGATGCGGTCAAGCTAATTTGCTTGAAGTGTTTTACAGAAATAAGTTTAAGTGTAACAGTTATGTTGGCATCGATATTCGACACAAAACTATTGCAGATGATGCAGCTAAGTTTGCATCAGTTCCTTGGGCTAGCTTCTATGAGGCTGACCTTGTTAAAAATTATCTTGATTACAGCCAGTTTAATGGCAATAAGGTATGTGCTTTCGAGGTTCTTGAGCATGTCGGTAAACAGAATGCCGATGTTTTCCTGGAGAACTTTAAAGCATGTGGACGGGATGATGCAACTTATTATCTTTCTACTCCAAATTACGACCCTCGTGTTGGTGCTGCAGGTAATCATACTTATGATTCTGGGGACGGAAGAGGTGTAGATGTTCAAGAGTTTGACCACTACGAACTTGAGGCTATTCTCAAAAAGCACTTTGATATTGTCGATAAGTTTGGAACATTCGCTTCGCAGAAAGATTATAAGCCTCTCATGAATGATTGGCAGAAACAAATGTTTAAAGAATTGAGCCGTTATTACGATTCAAATCTTATGGCAAATATCATGGCTCCAATGTTCCCAGATGCTGCTCGCAATACTCTGTGGATTTTGAAGCGTAAACCTGGCGATATTAAAGTTCCAAAGAATTCAAAGCCAGCTTCTATAGACCCAAATCCGGGTAATATAGACGATTTACTCTAAAAAGAATAACAGTAGTTAAAGCTTGTTAACTTTAACTACTGTTAACATAAAAAATTTCATTATATGAAAAATTTTATGTAATTTTGCACATATAAATAATTTAGTTATTCACATATTAAAATTTTACAATTATGAATTCAGTAATGCAGATTGCAAAAGTAAGAAAGGTTAAAACTCCAGAGCGTGGTACATCTAAGTCAGCTGGTATTGATTTCTTCGTGCCAGAGGATTTTTCAGGCCAGATGCTTCAGCCACACGAGGATGTGCTTATCCCATCTGGTATTTCAGCTCTTATTCCAGACGGATATATGCTTATGGCTGCTAACAAGTCTGGCATTTGTCCATCGAGAGAGGCTAAAATCGATTGCGAGACAGAGATGAAGATTACAGGTCAGGACACAACTATTTCAAGTTGTGTTATTATTGGCGCATCTATCATCGATGAGGACTATCCTGGTGAGATTCACATTCATCTCATTAATGTAGGCAAAGATCCAGTGTGGATTGAGCGAGGTCAAAAGATTGCTCAGTTTATTTTGGTTCCTGTATCTTACGCAGACATTTGTGAAGCTTCTCCTGAAGTTGTTAAGGCTGCTGTTCTCGCTAAAAAGAGTGAACGAAAAGGAGGTTTTAACTCTACTTCAGAAGAGTAATAAATTGACCCCAATAACATCCTCTATAGTCCCAGAGTTAACGAAATATATTTATAATATAAATTATTATATTATATGTTTCAATTGCTCTGGGATAAAAAGAGGAGTTCTATCTATTAAAAATATCAGATTATGAAGAAAGTACCGGAAGTAGTAAAAGAACCTATATTCTTGAAATTCGTAGAGCACTATGCTAAAAAGTTCAAAGAAAGTAACGGCTTTGGCATGTGGCTACACGAATATAAGGATATGGAAAAGAAAGGCTTATTTGCTCCAAAAATTCTGAGAACTTTCTATATTCAGATATGTACAGATAAGTTTGATTTAGGCTTTATTAGAGACGATGCAATTTGGTATATATGCTCACAGGCTGTTGATGCGGCTAATACTTATATAGACGAAAGAGTTAATTCTATGTATAGGATTGTTCTTATAACTGGAGAACAAGCAGAAGATGAAGATGGAGACCCATACACAGAATTAACTTATGAAGAAGCTAAAGAAATATGCCAAGCATTAAACGAGGAAGCTGAAGAAGAACTTTTTAAAATGCAAAAGATATGAGCAAAGCAGCTATAGATTTACGAGGATATACAAAACTAGTGCCAACTCCATCATCAGAAATTACTAAAGAACAGTTTTTCGCATACGAAAGAACTAGAATGGAAGGTAAAGTGAATATGCTTGATTTGGATGCAGTTTGTCCATTAACAGGCTTAAAGCCTAAAGACATTAAAGCTATTCAACAAAACTTTCAGGCATTAAATCAAAAATTTAATAAATCATGGAAGTAAATTTAGAAATTTCTTACCCGTATATTACTAAATCTGATAATAATTGGGTATATAAAAATGCAAATCAAGCATTTAGTATTTTGGCTAATCGTATAGCTGGATACGGTGAAATGCCTGGCAATAATACTATTAGATTGCAAAACGCTGGTTTCTATATAGCATATCCAGAGCAAAACCATATTACTAAAGAGTGGCGTCAATGGAATGCTAAATATGCAGAAAGAGAATGGAATTGGTATTTATCTCATTCAAGAGATGTGTCAGAGCTTCAAAAGCACGCTCCAGTTTGGAAACGCATGCATGGTGGCGATTGTCAAGTCAATTCTAATTATGGCTGGTTATGGAACCGCAATAAGCAACTGCAGAAAGTAATTGAGAAACTTGAGAACAATCCAGATACTCGCCAAGCATGGCTTACGCTGTACGATGGTAAGGAGACGGACGATTATGATTATGACACTCCTTGCACACTGAATATCGGTTTTAAAGTCGATATTCATGACAACTATAGAAAAGTTCTCAATATGACGGTTCTTATGAGAAGTAATGATTTGATATTTGGTTTTTGCAACGACCAATATTGTTTTTCTCAGTTACAGAAATATGTTGCCTCTAGAATTGGTGCGGCAATTGGAAATTATTATCATTTTGTTCAAGACTTACATATATACTTGCCAAGTACAAATGTATATCCAAAGCATATTAATGACTATTTAAAGAATGTTTTGAAATTATGAAAATACCAATTAAGTTTAAAGGCTGGATGCTGTTTTTAGTATGGTTTGTTATTGGAGTTATTTATTTTCCAATATATTTAACTGCGTGGATTCTGCACGTAGTTGCCAGACTATTACTTGCTATAGCATATTTATTTATGCTACAGCCTCACGTAGCAAGAAATGTTTTTAGTTCAGTATTTGTAACTAATTTAAAGATTATGTAGTATGGACAGTAAAGATTTAAATGCGCTTATCGACCAAGCTCTATGTGATATTAGTAATACAGAGGCTCCTTCAAGTGAAGAAGCCTCTATGATGGAATATTCAGAAGAAGATTTTGCTAAAATGCTAGCAGATATTCAGTCTGAAGATGAAGACTTAGCAAAGGCTGAAATAGATGCAGCTGCAAATCCAGATGATGATGAGAATTCTGATTTCTCTATTGCGTCTATGGACGGTGACGAGTTTTATAACAAGTCAACTTTAAAATATAAAGATGGCAAAGTTAAACGCGAAGTATCTGACGATGTTATCTTTTCTATAGGCGGTGAAAACTGCGTGGAATTTGCTGACAGTCCTAAGCACGACAAGGAATTGGTTCCAGAACTCAATGATGTTGAGCGCAGATTGGTAATCAGTCGCCGCATTAAAGATGGTATGGCAAAGCGCCAGGCTAAAAAAGAACTTGAAAAAGTTGAAATTAGCAGAATGGCATTTGACCAGAAACTTCTCCCTTTATCAGAAGAATTAACAAGATGGGATAAAACAGCTCTTGTAGAAGAACTTACTAGCAATTTGCGTCAACTTATTAAGCGCTATGACAAATACATCAACGCTAGAATTGCTAGACTTTTGTCTCCTGCTATTCCAAGGGCCATTAAATTAGCAAAGCTTAAATGGCCATGGGTATTTGTAGCAAATCCTGGATTTCTATATAAGACGCATCCAGAAGTAGGCGAGGTTCTTACATATTGGGTTACACCAAACGTGCCATATTATTTCAAACAAGGCACAGAGCAGCAGATTCTTGAAGAGCGTGATTCTGAGCTCAGTATATATTTTTTGGAATGTGTGGATAGAGCTATCCATAGATGGTATGAGGCTAGACGCCGATTGGCTGATAGAGAAGTAATTTATGCTTCTAGGCTTGTTGGCGTTAATAATATCAGAACTTATGGCGACTTGTTAAGATACAACCCATTTTGGTTCAAGAAACTCTATGACCGAGTTAAAAAAGACAATCCTTATGGGAAAGCAAAAGCACAGTCTTAAAATCGGCAATAGAGTTATCGAGAACTTAACGCTTGATGATATTATTGATATAAAGTTATATTTAATTATACACAAATTAGAACGCAAAGAAATATCATGACAACGACAAAACACGACAGAGCCAGAATGCGAGCTTATTATAGAGCTAATAGAGAAAAGATATTAGCCTATAATAGAGCTTACAGAAAGGCTCATCCAGAAAAAAGGGCTTACAAAGCTCCAACTTCTATAGAAGAAAAGCTGAAACGCTCCGAGTATGATAGAAAATATTATGCTAAAAACAGAGAAAAAATATTAGCGTATCAAAGAGCTTGGATTGCGGCTAGACCAGGTTATCGTAAACTTCATAAACATAAAACGACATGATAGCAGGAATTATTATATTTTCAGCTGTGCTTGGTATATTTATATCGTGGTGCTTAATGGTAGGTGGAGGACAAAGAGATGAAGACTGAAATAATTCAACTTACTGGCGATTCTTTTTATTATTTAAGAGACGGCGAAGAGCCTATCGACCCAGATAATCTTGAAGAAGCAGAAGAGTTTAAAACTCTGTTTGGTAATTTTAGATTTATATCTGAACCAGAACCTATCATAGGTACCGATATGGTAGAAGTTAAAATATCTGCAGCAGAACGAAAGAAAATAGCAGGTCAATTCATATTTGAGTTTATTATTCTTCCAGATAAAAAGGCACATGTGAGAGTCTTTGATTTGAAAACCAACTATGAGGAAAGAAATCAAATTCAAGACTTAGAGCCAATTGGCGACACATATTGGGTTGAGTATAGGTACCACAGTACTTCTCGTTGTAGAGATTTACTCCCAGTTTGCAAAATACACGAATATGAAACTTGCTTTGGTAAAAATTAATTTCCTATCTGGTGTTCTCTCGGGGCCATTTCCGAGAAAATGCCAGATAGGATTTTTTGTAAATTTTTGTAGATTTACACACTGGTTCTGGAAATCGGTGAGATTTAAATTACTATAAACCTATAACATACTGGTTTCAGAAACTGGCTTCCAATCAATACTGTTGCAATGCCGGGACTTATATAATGCGCTAAGCAGTTACAGTGCTGCATTATTACCCTATACGCGGGCGCCCGCGCGTACATATTATATATTATATATAGTAAATGTTAACAGTAGTTAAAGATAAAGCAGTTAACTCTTCTTAACATAAAAAATTTTTTTATTTGAAAAATTATTAGTACTTTTGCACTCAGATAAAACATAATAAGTTTAACAATTAAAATTACAGTAAAATTATGAACACAGAAATTATTTTGAAAGTCGATACGCTCGAGAATTTAGTAGCATGGATTGCTCGTAATTCCGTATGTGGAAATATTCCAACAAATGCAAGAGCTCTTTACGTATTTGCCAACAAGCCAGGTACTTCAATGGAAGACGATGGATACGGTAAATGCTCTAAATTTGATTCAGAGTTTGAAGCAGAACAATACTTTAATGCTTTTGCAAACATGAAGTTTATCATCGAATCTGAACTGGTTGACCAAGATGTTATCAGAGACGATACTACAGCTGAAGTTATTCACGTTGCAGACACATGGAAAATTACAGTTACTCTTATCATGAATAATACCGAAGATGCTTTCGTAGCTTATTGTCCAAGACCATACAATCCAAAGTAATAACACAAGTGTTTAACAATTAAAATATTAAGGTTATGAGAAAGCCAAAGTTTGTTCCGGTTGATTGGAACTTGAAGAAAATTGCAACTTATTTGCAAATGAGTTTAATAATCGCTAGTAGCACTCAGTTCTCTCCAAAGGTGTTTAAATATTGGGAAAGATACTGTAAAGCAGAATGGGACGCACGTTATACAGTTCAGTGCCTCGCTGCTAGTAACACAACAGCTATTATTAAATATGCTGGTTCAGAGATATATGTTACCATTGATTTAATTTTAGATGGTGACAAGGTAAGAACATCAACTAGAGCAAAGTTATCATAATATGGGAAGAGGTTGGAAACTATTTGAAGCTCTTAAGGATATTGTAAGTTCTGAGGATATTCTCGAGGAAATGGCTAGAAATATGAGCGACCAAGAGTTGCTTGACGCTGTTAAAGAAATAGCAAAGAACCTTGATATAGAGCTGTAAGTATAAAATTTCAGTTATTAAATAGAAAAAAGAGGTGTTAATGATTTTTAACATTTCCATTAACACTTCTTAACATAAAAAGTTTTCATATTTCAAAAATTATGAGTACTTTTGCAAATGTAATTAGAACATATAAGTTTAACAATTAAATACACAAAATTATGGCAACAAAGAAATTCGCCCAGATGGCAACAAAGAAGTTACAGAAGTTAGTTAACGACCCAGCAACCTCTGATGAGGACAAAGTAGCAATTCAGGCTATTCTTGATAAGCGACAGGCAGCTACTCAGGCAGCTGCTCAGGCTCCAGCTGATGATGAAGCAGCACTTTCTCCAGAGGAGCAGGCAGCTATCGATGCAGCAGAGAAGGAAGCTGCTAAGCAGAATTCTGAAGCTGGTGAGAACGAGGAAGCAAAGCCTAAGGCTAAGCGTGAGGCAAAGCCAAAGCAGAGCATGGAGGAGCTTGATGCTGAGGTTGCAAAGGCAAACGAGGAAGCTCTCGGTCATCGTTGTGAGACACTCATGCCTGGTACTGCTATCAAGGTTGGTGGTTACGTCAAGGGAGTTCTTAAGGAGAAGCGAGCTATGCGCTGCTATCTTCTTATCCAGTCCGATGTTACAGATGATAACCCTACAGGTCGTCAGTTCTACAAGGTGTTCAAGGAGGTTACAATCTTGCCAGAGACTGTAGAGCTTCACAAGGCTAAGAAGACAGGTGCTCGTCGTAAGGCTCAGGTTGACACTGAGGAGTGGATGGCACAGGCTGGTGAGATTGTAGAGGCTGCTGGTTCTTATGTAGGTCGTCAGATTGACCTAGGCGATGATGCCAAGACAGATTCTCGAATTGAGACTATCATCAAGGATAAGCGCTCTTGCACAGTGTTCTTCCGCATTGGCTTTAAGGATGAGAATGGCGCTCACAAGTTCACTCACAAGGCAATTCATTCAACCAAGGATGAGGCTGAAGGTGGTAAGGTAGTTATCACAGAGCCAGAGGGTTTGCTCCCATTGGATGATGCTGATGATACTTACGAGGAGTTCCAGACTAAGTGGCAGACACGCGCTGAGCGTCAGCCAAGAATTGCTCTCACTCCTGAAGAGAAGGTTATTCGTGCAGAAGAGGCTCTTAACAAGGCAAAGAAAGCCTTGGAGAAAGCTCAGGAAGCACTTCAGAACAAGCAGCTAGAGTATGACAACGCTAAGGCTGCTCTCGATGCTAAGCATGATGAGCAGGAAGCCAATGCAGAAGCTGAGGCTAAAGAGGCAGTAGACGCTGCAGCTGCTGAAGCTGCAGCTGCTGAAGCTGAGGCTAAAGAGGCAGTAGACGCTGCAGCTGCTGAAGCAGAGTCAAGTGACCTCATGTAAAACAATCGGTTGATTGTTTTCTTCTCATAAATGTTTTTAAGTATACTGTTTGAAATTGAACTCCTAGGAAGCGACTAAGGGACTGTGGTCCTAGGAGTTTTTAAAAGCCGGAAAGTAAAGGAACAGGCAGGTTCGCTAGATACATTTCTAGAAATCGTGGGTTCGAGTCCCACGTCGGCACTATTGGTTCTAACTACGGTGAGAACACATAATTTTAATAGAATTTTAATTGTTTTTAAGCGGATAGGTAATCGTTGTGAAACGGTTACCTATTATTTTTTACAGTAACATATAGAAACGGCTCGCTGGTGGCAAATTTTAAAATTTTCAGTCAATTATATATAAATAATATATTAAATTATATAGAATATTTGAACCACATCGCGTTATTTTTATTAATTAATATAATTATATAGTTTAATATAAAATAATGAATTCTAGGTACCAAGAAATGGTTTTAGCTAGAAAGCTGACATCTGGATATAGAAACCGGCAAGTTAGGCCTATAAACTTTAACATTTCATTTAACTACTGTTAACATAAAAAATTTTTTTATTTGAAAAATTATTAGTACTTTTGCACTCAGATAAAACATAATAAGTTTAACAATTAAAATTGCAAAATTATGAAAGCAACTGATTTGGTTAAGAGCTTGTCTCTTTCTAGTATTACGTCTGAGGATTTCAAGGTTGTTACCTTATATAAAGGCCAGAACCCAGATGTATTTTTGGTAGATAACTTTGGTGACGGAAATGTGAGTTCAGGTGATATTAAGCCATTAACAATTCTTGAATCTCAAGATTATTTAGCTGTTTATAACAATGTGCCTCTTGCAACACCTGATGGCAAATCTGTATTTGTACCTGATTGCGTGTACGAGGTTGAAGGTGCTGGTATTGTTTCACTTTATAGCTTTAATTAATTATGAATACTTTAAAAATAAAAGCTCTCGTTAAAAACATTAAAAGAGAGCGTCCAGACCTAGCAGAGCATTTCAGTGAGCACGCACTCACTGAAATAGCTAAAGATAAAATTGCTGAATATCCACGTTTTTCTGACAATATTGGTTTTCTTACAGCTAGATGTATTGCTTCAATGAAAAACCAGCTTGAGTTTACAGGCGATGACCAAAAGAAATTATTACAGGATTGCCTTGTTGGCGATTGCGAATATCATCTCGAGGTAATAGCAGAAATGACTCCTCGTCAGAAAATCAATAATTATTTGATTTGGAATGGCATTCAAGGTTTTACAGATGATATTCTGGACGCCATTTCCGCTGCTTATGGTATTATCCTAGAACCGGATTTAAATAGATAAGATTATGGCAATAGTAGGTAAAGCGTTTAGAAAGTGTTTACCAGAGGATAAAAATTCTTGTGTGAACTGTGATAACTATCTTACCTGTCCATTGGCAGTTGATGGTTCTAAAGGTAGTTGGGTGTGTGATAGTTGGTGGAGAATGGTGCGATAAAACCTCAATTCCTATCCAGTGTTCTCTCGCTGGCCATTTCCAAGATTTGGCTGGCGAGAATTTTTATGAACTTTTACAGAATTTCAGCACACCGGGAGTACGATTCGGGTACGTTCCTGTTAATAATAGTGGAACGCTACTATATCGCTGCGCATTCATTACAGCTTCTCAGCCATACTGTTACAGTGCCGGGAACCATATTTGCTGTGTACTCACCGGGCCTAATAGCCTACATATAATATATAATAAGGTATGCGCGTATAATAAAAATATTTGAAATGATAAAATATTTAATATTAAAAATTATTAATTTAAAAGTTAAATATTTTAATAATTATATTTTATAATAAAATCGGGAAATAATATATTAATTTATTATTATTTTTAATCATATAATAATAAATTAATATATTTAAAAATAAAATTCAAAATAAGGCGAATAAATTTTTTTATTTCAAATATTATTATTATCTTTGCACCAGATAATTAAAATAATAAGAACAATTAAAATATTAGAATTATGAAAAAGACAGTGTTAAATGTAAACATAGCTGATTTCTTAGCAGAGTATTTCACTGATTCTACCAGTGCAAAGGGCCAGTTATCATACGGTATGTTTTGGGATAAAGTTAATGAGCCTCGTGACAGTGACAAAATTAATATTTTTACGGGTCACAAGCCGAAAACAGATGGCAGTTTCTATTATGAATATGGTTTGCTTAAAGCCGAGGAGGAAATGGGAGCTGAAAAGCCGGTCGCAGAATTGGAGCTTGAAGACGGTGTTTATGGTTATAATATCTGCTATGAGAACCCGGATGAAGAGCCGGTATCATTCTACTTCTATACAAGAACTAGAATTGTTGCATTTATCCAGCACGAGAATGAAGTTATGAACCTCGCAGCTGAAATGCAGGAAATCACCAAGCAGAAGCCAGTTCTGTGTCTTGAAAGTCACAAGCGTTTATTCCGTAGTGCTCTTGATTCCATAATGGAAGCTTACTCGAATGACTATTACAGCAATGAAGATTTGCAGAGAGAATACTGTCCAGATAATAGCGAGATTGCAATTGATTGGATGCGGTATAAATTCGGATGTTCTGACGAGTATGAAGCCAATTATTGCGTCGGCTGTAGTGCGCTTGAAACCAACGTCGGTTATGCAATCGATGCGGCGTGGGCTTGGTTCCACACAGGCTTCGTAAATAACTTCATCAGTAAAGACCCAGAAACTAATTTACTTCACTTAAACTGGTAATAATATGGTTTGTTTTATTTTAATATCTGTAGGTCTGGTGATTTTCACCGGACTTACTCCAGAGGAATGGAAACGGTGGTGGCACAAGAACTATACTTGGGACGACACAGAACTGTAATTTGGTAATTTAATATCTCAATTCCTATCTGGTGTTCTCTCGGAGCCATTTCCGCAGAATCACTGGGTAGGAATTTCAGTGAATCTTTGTAGTTTTACAGTACTGTGCCAGAATCGGACGGGAACAATTCTAGTTTAGTTACGGTTCTATGGCTGTTTCGGAACTGAACTGTTACAGTGCCGGGATTTAGGGTAGGTGATAAACTGAAAAACGGTACGTGAACAATGCCGTAGAAATCCAGTGTTCTCTCGGGGCCATTTACGGGAAAATCGCTGCCGGGAATTTGCGTGAAACCTTGTAGAATTGCGGCTTTATACCTGATAAAAATCTGTTCATTTATATATTTTTAGACTAAATAAAGTTAAAAAATTTTTTTATTTAAAATATTTGAACAGAGGCTCATTATTCAGCTCATATGGATTTTAAATTATAAAATAATATATTTATATATAAAATAAAAAATAACGCGATGTGGGCTGAATATATTATATTAAAATCGATTTTTTAATATAATATATAAACTATATTTTTATATATTATTTTATAAAAATTTTTTACTTTATTGTTATATATTTTTAGATTAAATAAAGTCAAAAAATTTTTTTATTTAAAATATTTTTATATACGCATACATTATTATATATATAAAATATTTTTACTGCAAATATTTTATTAAAATATTATTATTTATAATTAAATCGGATATTAATATTATAATTTATAATTATTTTTGGCCATATAATAATAAATTTTTTTATTTAAAAATAAAATATTAATAAAAGTCAAAAAATTTTTTTATTTAAAATATTATTATTATCTTTGCAGTGTAAAATTAAATATTTTACTTGTATTATTAGAAATAATAGAGTTCTTTGAATTATTGAACAACGTCAGCAATAATTAAGGGGTTATTTGCAACGGTTAAATAATATTAATTTTATAATATTTAATTATATTTTAATATTTTTAGTGTTAATTAAAAAATTATAAAAACAATTAAATTATATTAAAAATTATGAAAAAGATTAAAATTTCGCGTTCATTTACATTTAAGGCTTATAAAGTTGAAGTCAGTGAAGAATTATTAAACGATTCTAAAAAATATTTAGAATTTATAAATAATATTAAAAGTGAAAATATTAATAAACATTATGGCAATTTCACTTTTAAAAGCGATTGTGAATATTATGTTGAAAAAAATATTTTAGATATTTTTAATAACATTTCAAGTGATCCAAAAAATGCGAATTTTTATTTAATTTATAAAATTTCAACACTTGAAGATTCAAATATTGACGATTCTCTGCTTATGTCAATTTATTATAATATTGACGAAGAAAAAATAATTTTAGATTAATTTAATAATTAATTAATAAAAAATTAGGCTAATAATAATTAGCCTAATTTTTTTATTTTAATTATTTTAACGTTTGTTTAAATTTAGTTAAAAACGAAATAATTTAAAAATTTAATTAATTTTAAACTAAAAATCGGTATTTTTTTTAACACCTAATAGCGTTTAAACGCAAATAAATGTTAATTTTAACTATTTTTAGGCTAATTTTTATTTAATTTTAATTATTTTTATTTAATTTTATTTATTTTTAGGCTAATAGGCATTTAAATTTATTTAATTTCAGCCTAATTTTTATTTAATTTTTATTTAAATTTAATTAATTTTATTCGTATAGCCTAATTTTTATTTAATTTTTATTTAAATTTAATTAATTTTAGGCCCCTTAACGACTATTAGCCTGGCAACCCCTTATTATTTAAAGACTTGTCCAAATGCTGAGCCAAAAATTTCTGCTGTACATATCTTATGACTTGTGAAAAGGCTGATAGATATATGCTTCATCAATTCATAAAATACTGACGAGGAGGCCCCTTAGGCTGATAGATATATGCTTCATCAATTCATAAAATACTGAAAAGGCTGATAGATATATGCTTCATCAATTCATAAAATACTGACGAGGAGGGCCCTTAGGCTCAATTCTATATTGCACACTTTGTTCAGAAAAATTTTTGCGCAAAATAGGTTCACTGGACGACAGGCTATAGTAGTATAAATGTATATGGGTATATGCCCGCGCGCGTATATAGAGGTTCAAAAAATATTAAAAACATACCCAGCGATGAAAGTGGTATACCTCTGGGCCATTATAATATAAAAATAATAAAGATATATAGATTAATATATAAAAATGGTTCTGGGCTCATTATTTTAATTCTTACTAGAAATATATAACGACTAATCACAGTTCCGCCTTTTGTGCTTACAAATCTATATTATAAATGACAATTTTCATGGAATTTAAGCTGATTTACTACGGACCCCAAGTAAAAATCTTTTACGGTTCCACCTAACCTATTGATTTTCAATTACTTATATAAACGTGACCGGAGGCCGGACCTTTTCTATAACCCTAAACTAATTTTTTAAAATTCATATTATATGTTTTCAGTAATATATTTTTAAAAAGTTCATTTTCCTTATATAGAGTATAGGGTAACTTGGGTAACTTTTTATATAAGTGATTGATTTTCAATAATTTAGAAGTGCCCCGACCCCATTCACCTATAGTTCACCTATGGTTCACGGACTGCCATTTCATCAATATATTTTTACAAAATATGTGATTTCCTCAGTAAAATTTAACTGAAATGTAATAATTTTTTAATTTTTCAAGTAAAAAGTTTTAACACCTACGGTTTCAGTAATTAATTCTTTTCACACAAATATTACTAAGAACTGAAGCGTTGAATTACAACGTTTTTACAAAAGTGATTTTTCTCAGTAAAAATGAGTAAAAAGTTTTAACACCTACGGTTTCAGTAATCAAATGTTAAAAAATATTAAAATTTATATAAAAATTTCCTAGATTCAATAATTTTTAGTATATTTGCAGTGAAAATATAAAGTATTACAAATCAAAGTGAGATTATGTCAAGAATTCAGAATTTTGAAACGCCAGTTCCAGTTGAAACGCTTTCAACTGCAGAACTTATAGTTACGATGGCTCTTATCTTAAGAGGCAACTATTACAGTAACAAGTCTTATGTGAGTTTCAAGCACTCAAGAGACCCAAATGCTGCCATAAAGTCCTTGGAGGAAGCATGCTCAGAATTGAATATTCCGTTTAAAACACTTCCAAGCATAAAAGATAAGAATTACTATTACATGTGGGGAACAAACTTAGATTTGGTTCTTGCTAAACAGCAGATGATACCACATCTCCTTAAGTGGAGAACACTGCTTCATATTCCTGAAACATGGATTGGAAATTTGAGTGAGACTAAATTGAAAGCTTTAGAGGCTATCACAACTCAGATAACAAAAGCAAAAATGACAAGAAAAGGTACTTGCTATTTGGTACCAGATGCTCTGCATTTAGATATTGCTATTTCTAACTTGTTTAGACCTATAGCACCAAATATAGAAACTGAATATAAGTATAATAGACAGTGCGTATATGGGCTCACTTACACATCTGAAACTCACGTTAATGAACTAGAGAATTTGGATGACGACATCTCAGATTTACTTTAAAAGATTAGACAATGAAAAGTATAGATAGAATTAATGATGATATTTCTGATATATTACCAGATTCATCAGATTTATTAGGTACAGATGGTCTCGAGCAACGAGCTTCCATGGTCCAGGATAAGTCCAAGTCAATACATGACAGGAAAACAGCCCAAGAGCTTGCAAAAGCTAAATTAAAACTTGCTAGAGCTGCTGAAGGCCAAGCCGCGAGACAAGCTGTTAAGGCGTTTAGACAGAAAAAGCAAGAAGCTCAAGAGGCTGTATATCAGCAACTCGAAGATGAAGACAAGCACATGCCAGCCAAAGAAGTTATAGATTTGGCTAATAGCGTAGCTGCTAGTAATGGTCAGCCTGCAATGGCAGAAAATGTTGCAAAGCAGATTATGCTCTCTCAAGGAACAACTCGGCCAGAAGTTGTAAAGCTTCTCAGTTCACTCAACATAAATCTTGATTTGCAGTTATCGAAGACCGATACAGCTAATTTGTTAGCTTGCCTTCTTACTGCTAATGAGAAGCAGCTTCAAGCCATATATGATAATGATAAGACGCCTCTCGCTATTAAAATAGTGGTTAAACGTCTCATGAATGACTCTAGAATTGGAGAAATCCAGACAGTAGAGAAACTCTGGGACCGTATTTTCGGAAAAACTGGAATGATGCTTGATTTGCCACAAGAATCTAAGGCAGCAGGTATCATACCGAATACTCCAGTTTCTAGAGAGGCTTATATTCTGATTAGAGAGTCACTTCTCAAATAATTGCACACACTTAATTCTCTCATTTTTCAAGTATGAAACCATTTAGTTACGCGGGTGCCCGTGTGCGCCCACCCCCATACATTATTATATATTAATTACGTAATATTATTCAGTCAAGGCTGGGCTCACATAGTTTTTATTAAACGCATTTGATATTCATTTATTTTGCCATTGTGAGCTCAGCCTATTATAACACCAAATACTGATATGGCAAAGATTATTTATTTCGGAACAGAAGGAAATGGCAAATCAGGCCATCATCCTATTGGCATTGATGAAAACCTTACACACGAAGAATATGATATATGGTCTGAATGTGACAATCAAGCGTGGATTTGTAATGTATACAAAAATCCAGGTCGGCACTTAATACAGCACCACGGTACTGTATATACTAATTATGCTGTACCGTTTTCCGTGGATGACAAAAGAGCTGTGTCACACACCGAAGTATTTTGGGAAGGTATACATACAGAAAATGAAATGATAGAACTCATAAAGAACAATTCCTTCTTGAGACAACAATTTAGAATGTAAACAACATGAATGCTCCAAAAAGAACACTCTCTGAAATGCAGCAGAGAGTTATAAACGCAGATACTCTTAAGCATGATGTAGTAAATGCTAAAGAGATGTTACGCCTTGAGATGCTTTCATCATTCAAGGCTTATACTAAAGCTATGTTTAAAGCTCAGTATAAACGTAATTTTATAGTCGCTGAGCACCATGAGAAAATTATAAAAGCTTTACAGAACGTTGTAGATGGTAAGTGCAGAAGACTTATCATTAACATCGCACCTCGATATGGTAAATGCCTTGCAAAAGGAACAAGAGTGCTCACAGCAAATAAAGGCCTTATTCCTATAGAACTTATTGTTCCGGGTGACGTAGTATATTCACATCACTATGGTAGACTTGTAACCAACACTGTGCTTGCTACTGAAGAAGCTTATAAGCCAACAAACGCTATTACTCTAAGGTCAGGCCGTACAATAGAAGGAAGTTACGACCATCCAATGCTTACTGTATTTGGATATAAGAACTTAGAGGATATTAAACCAGGAGATAGAATTGTATCTCTTAAATCTGAGATTGATACAGATTACGAAATATCAGATGCTGAACTTATATTTTCTACAGTTATGATATTTGAGGGTCACTGTAAGCCTAATTATACATTTGCGAACACTGACCCACTAGTAGTTAAAGCCATGCAGAAAGCCTGTGATGAGCTTGGCATAGAAGTCAAACAATATAAAGATTGTAAAAGTTTTGAATATTACCTTAATAATAAGGCAGTTGTTAGAAACATACTACAGAAGTATGGTTTAGAGGGTCATCTTGCATATGATAAGTGCTTACCAGCTAGATGGTTTAATCTTTCTATGAGACAGAAATATATGTTTATAGATATGATGATAGCCACAGATGGAGCAGTAGACACTCGTTCTGGCCAAATACAAATTGGGCTAGCAAATGAAGGCCTCATACAAGATATACAGCAATTACTGCTTTCTATGGGAGTACCTTCTACATATATACACGAAAATAATACTCACGCTGGAGTTTGGGTGCTAGCTATTCCTCGCAAGTATGCTCAGAAACTTTATCCTCATCTTACTTTCTACGGAAAGGCCGAAGCAGCTAAGCACATAATGGATAAAGAAGCACAGTGTCATTTGGATGTATATCCTTACGAGATTATACGATATGAGCACCTTACACATGAAACTTCAAAGAAAGGTTCTATAAGATGCATGCCTTATAAGAATATTACTGAAGAGAAATTTCTTAGACTAATTGAGCTATATCCTCAGTTATCTAAATATCACAGTGATGATTTCTATTTTGACGAAGTAGTTTCTAACGAGCCACAACTCGAACAAGAACTCGTTCATCTTGAAGTGGAAAATGACCACAACTTTATAGCTGAAGGCCTAGTATCACATAACACTGAGTTGGTAATTAAATCATTTATTAGCTGGTGTTTTGCCTTAAATCCTAGATGCCGATTCTTGCACCTGTCGTATTCCGATGTGCTCGTAGCAGATAACTCAGACACCGTAAGGTCTATCATGCAAGAAAGCTTATATAAAGAGCTGTTTCCACAATCTAAGCTTGAGAAGGATAAAGCTTCTAATAAACGTTGGCGAACAGCAGCAGGCGGAGAGATGTATGCGGTTTCAACACAAGGCCAGGTAACCGGTTTTGGTGCTGGCAATGTGGATGAAGAGGAACCAATCAAAGGTTCTGAAACGGCCGACAACCTTACATTCGATGAAGATATGAATGGAATGCTTGAGCAGATAGGCGCTAAGACTAATGTATTCCAAGGTGCAATCATGATTGACGACCCTATTAAGCCTGAGGATGCTGATTCAGATATAGTTCGTGAGCGAATTAACTTGCGATTCGAAAATACTATTCGTAACCGTACTAACAGTCGTAACACTCCTATTATCATAATCATGCAGAGACTGCATGAGCACGACTTGTGTGGATATTTGCAGGAGATAGAACCAGATGAGTGGACAGTTCTATCGTTGCCGGCTATACAGGAAGACCCTGTTACTCATGAGCGTCACGCTCTGTGGCCTATGAAGCATACTCTCGAAGAGCTTGACCACATGCGAGAGATTAACCCACTCGTATTTGATACTCAGTATATGCAGGACCCTACACCTAAAGAAGGCCTTATGTATTCTGAAGGTTTTAAGACTTATAACAAAGACCAATTACCACAAGGCCGAGAAGCTACCCACAAGTGGAACTACACAGATACAGCTGATACGGGAGCCGATAATCTGTGCTCTATCTGCTTTATAGATACACCTGAGTATGTATATGTTACTGACGTGTTGTTCACAGATGCACCAATGGAGAAAACAGAGCCAAAGACCGCAGAGATGTTGACGAGAAATCAGACAGTATCGGCCCTTATAGAGTCGAATAACGGCGGTAGAGGCTTTTCTAGAAATGTTAAAAAGATACTTCGTGTAACACATAGAAACTTTAGAACTGCTGTCAGAACGTTCACTCAGTCTGAGAAGAAGGCAACACGCATATTCACTAATTCTGGAATGTGCCAAAGCGATATTCTGTTTCCAGAAGGTTGGGAAAAGAAATGGCCTAAGTTCTATGCAGCTCTTATGTCGTATCGTAAAGATAATAAGAAACAGCAGCACGATGATGCACCAGATGCTCTTACAGGCGTGATAGAGATGCATAGTAGAAAATATAATACTAATAGAATAAGACTGAGAAATTAAAATATTATGGGTAGAGGAAATTTTAAGAAGAAACTGATAGCTGGAGTTGGCATCAATGATTGCAGTGAGTCAGTTCACGATGAGAATGGTAAATTAAAGCATGTAGGATGATTCAATACTTTAGAAGAAGCTATAGTTGCAAGAAATAAAGCTAAATATGAGAGCATTAAAGAACTTATTGATAAATATAAAAGCAAAGGAAATATCCCAGATAAAGTTTATAATGCTATACTCAGAAAGTTAGATGCTTATAAATTTTATTTCAATTAACATACTTTAACATAAAAAATTTTATTATCTCAAATATTTTTAGTATATTTGCAGTGTAAATGTTAGATTTAAGGTTATGGTTATGGTTATTTTTTTAAGGAAAGGTTTTCTTGATAACGATTCTTGATTATTAAAGTTCTTAATTATTAAAGTTATTAGTTATTTCAGTTCAATCAGCTCTCAGCGGAGAGCTACATCCTCGTTCTGGTGAGCCAATCACGCTACGTCCGTCCAGTGATTGGAGAGGTTCGATTCCTCTAACGAGGGCAAATGGCGGCATCAGGGGTGGCATAGCTCAGAGGGCTAGAGCGCAGGTCTTGTAAACCTGAGGTCGGAGGTTCGAATCCTTCTGCTATCGCGGCCGCCTTCGCTTATATCGCAGATTAGAGCAGTTGGAAGCTCGCTAGGTTCATATCCTAGAGGTCACAGGTTCGAGTCCTGTATCTGCAACTAACGCATAGCTTTTGCACTCACTGCTTAGCTTTGCATATTTATTAACTAATTAATATTTAGACTATTATGGGATTGAATTGCGGATGTCCAGCAGGTAAGCATCTCAATGACCTTGAGATTGCTGAGTGCAAAGAGAGCTTTGGACAGATTCAGAAAGTAATTTTTGCCCGTATCTTCAGCTCTACAGGTGTTAAGAACAAGATTCCTAAGGAAACGATTTCTAAGAAAACTACGATGACACCTCTTTTTGCTGCAGGAGACGGCACTAAGTTGATTGTATCACCATACATTCAGAACCCAACTACCGAACCTGGCGAAGCTCGTACGTTTGGTGGCGGTAACCAAACACTTGGTGGTATTGAGATTGTTATTGGCCGTGAGCCAACTACATTCACAGGAGTTATTTATCAGGAAGCTCAGTCAGTTATTAAGACACTCAAGACTTATTCATGTGAAAAGATTGGTGTGTTCTTGATTGACGAGAATGGTAATATTGGAGCTATCGATGAAGCTGGTGATAGTGCAAACTATGAGCCTATTCCAGTTGACAAGTTCTTCGTAGGTGACAAGAACCTTGGCGGCTATGAGGAGCCAGACTCTAACACTATTAGTTGGAGCTTCTATCCTAATTGGTCAGACAATCTCGTCTTGATTAAGGCTGATACACTTGACTACAATCCACTTACGGAGCTCACAAACGCAGCTTCAGAGTAAAAAGATTTGAGTATGGTACAGCAAGTTAGAAAACCAGTAAAAAAGGTACGTCTCGAAGCGGGTGGTATCTCACAGGAATTTGAGGTATCACACGCCGAGAGAATTCTCGATATGGGACCAGCTTTAAATGGCGGTTGGCGCGTACCTGAAGATAGTGAATACGAATATACAGAAGAATATGGGCTTAAGCTTAAATCAGATAAAGGAAATTCTGCTAAGACCACAGAAAAGGCAGCTGATAAATAAAGCGTCTTCTCTCCAGCAGCGTGTTAGGTTCCACACGGAAACTAACATATCTTTGTTTGACTATAATAGCTCAGCTCAGTTGTTTCTTGATTGGGTGTCGCACTTACTCCCAAAAGACAAGTACAACATATTTGTTCATCTGTTCCAGTATCCGCTTCCAACTTCGGCAGTTATAGACGATGTATACCGAGAGCTCGAACGAGTATTCTACAGTAGAAACTCAAGTTCCGCATATCAGTTTACATCTTCTGAACTGCTTGAAGATTGGCTGAATTACAAAAAGAATGTACTTCATGAACCGGATATATGGAAAACTGAAGGATGGAAACAGCTACAGGTATCGCCTAACAGCATACTTGTAGTTGACCTTCCAACTCAACAGACAAGCTTTAGACCAGAGCCATATTTCTATTGGCTTAATATCGATAACGTCATCGATTACAAGCTTGTAGATAAGAGTATCACTAATTTTGAATGGCTTGTTTTCAAACAGCCAGAACATAGAATAGCGGTCTTTGATATTACTTCAATAAGAGTTTATCAGCTTAACGAGAAGAATGAGATAGAGTCCCTGTTAACAGAGGCTACTCATAACTTAGGATTTTGCCCAGCGCGGTTCTTTTGGACAACTCCTATCAATGAGAAATATCCAGATATTAAGAAAAATCCAATCACGAAGGAGTTATCTCGATTAGACTGGTATTTGTTCTTCTCTATCTCTAAACAGCATCTCGATTTGTATGCTCCATATCCTATTTATTCAGCTTATGAGGCAGATTGCAACTTCGAAAACAACGAAACAGGTGAATACTGTGATGGTGGTTTCTTAAGAAATGCTGACGGCGAATATGAGATTAATGCTGATGGAACAGTTAAAAAATGTCCTTGCTGCGGTGAAAAGCGTATAGCTGGTCCTGGTTCCTTCTTGGAAGTACCGGTTCCTAATCAGACAGAAGGCATTGCTGATATGCGCAACCCTGTTCAGATTACAACTATTGATAAAAACAGTCTAGAATACAACGTCGAAGAAGTGCGTCGCCTGCACGACGAGATTGTTGTTTCAGTAGTTGGAGCAGGTGGTAATGCTGCAGTATCAGAGAAAGAGGCTATCAACGAGACGCAGGTAGCTGCAAATTTCGAAAGTAAAACAGCTGTTTTGAACACTTTGAAGACAGACTTCGAGCAGGCTCAGAAGTTTGTAGAAGATACAATATGTAAACTTCGTTATGGAGATAATTTCATATCGTCGTCTATAAGTTGGGGCACAGAATTTTATGTCTTCACTGTCGAAGAACTCTATTCTAAGTATAAATCTGCTAAAGAGAGTGGTGCCACCGAAACAGAACTTGATGCTATAATGCAGCAGATTCTTGAAGTGGAATATCGTAATAACCCGCTGGTGTTGCAGAGGATGCTTATATTGAAGCAGCTAGAGCCATATCCTCATAAAACACTCGATGAGATAATGAAGCTTTACAATGCTAGTTTGCTTAACGTAAACTATGTGAAACTTAAAGTTAATTTCTCAGAGTTTATATCAAAGTTTGAACGCGAAAACATTGATATTGTGGAATTTGGTTCTTCTCTTCCACTACGTGAAAAGATTAAAATTATTAGAGATAAATTATTAGAATATGTCAAACAAAACGATGAACAAGGCGGAGCTCCAAGAATTGATTCAGGACTTGAAGGACCGTCAGGAGGAGCTTCAGCAGCTTCAGCTAAGTAATCCTGATGCTTTCACAGTTGAACAGAAAACGGAGTTTGACAATAACGCCGAAGAACTTAAGAAAGCTGAGGCTCGCCTCGCTGTCGTAGAAGAGGCCTTGAAGCAGAATGCTTCAAATGCTTCAAATGCTTCTACTGACAACACATCTGGTAAAGTTGTTGCAATGGTTGCTTTTGGCGACCGTTTTAGCAAGCGAACAGGTAAAGAGGTAAATCCACCTCAGAAACGCTACTTCTCATTCGGTGAGTGGCAGGTATTTAAGCAGAACTACAAGCTGCTCGGTTATTCAATTACAGATGTCATCAATGACCCATTTGGTGATGCTGCAGGTCTCATTGAGGAACCTAAAGATTAAAAGACAAAGCTATGATAACAATTGAAATGCTTAATCAGAGCGAGTCACTTAAGGGTTTGACTGACGCTCAAAAACTAGCCATTACTACGCTCTCTAGCAATGATGAGACAACAGTAATTGGTACAAAGATTGGTGCTTTGCACGGCCAGTATGATGCTGATATTCTCAGTATTTCTGGCATAAGTAAAGCAGATGGTGAAAAAACTTACGACTATCTTAAGCGAGTTCTTGGTGATTACAAGACTAAGCTTGATGGTACTAAGACACTTTCTGCTCAGCTTGAAGCTCAGAAGAAGAAAGTAACTGAGCTTGAAGCTAAACTTGCAGCAGGTGGGTCTGATGAAGCTGTAAAGCAGCAGCTTAAAGATGCTCGTCACCAGGTTACTCAGCTTCAGACACAGCTTACAACTAAGACTGAAGAGCTTGATAGAGCTAAAAAGGACTACGAAAAGAAGGAGAAAGACCTTCAGGTAGGCTTTGCATTTACTAATGCTACAGCTGGTATCAAGTTTAAAGCTGATGTTTCAGAGCCAGTTAAGAAGATTCTCCTTGCTGCTGCTAAAGATGAGATTCTTGCTAAGGGTACTCCTGATTTCATCGATGATGGCGATGGTGGAAAGAAGTTGGTACTACGCGATGCTGCTGGTAACACACTCAACAATCCTAAGAACAACCTCAATCCGTATACTATCGAAGAGTTAGTAATGGAGACAAGTTTGAAGGATGTTATTGATACGGGTAGACAGCAGCCAGGTGGAGGTACTAAGCCTAACCCACAATCTGACCCCCGAACAGTTAATCTTGATTTGTCAACAGCTAAAACTCAGCAGGAAGCTGATGTTCAGATTGAGAACTATCTGTTGTCAACTGGCTTAACTCGCGATAATGTTGAGTTTGGTAACAAAGCACTTGAGATTAGAAATGAAAACAATGTTTCTAGCCTTCCAATTCGATAATAGACTGTATGATGTAAAAGGGTAATGCAGCATGTCAGTTATGATATATTTATGTTAAACTTTTAAAAATTAAAAGACTATGAGTTTAGTACTTACTAGAATTCAGAACATTCGTTCTAGTTCAAATTTTGACAAGTACGAGTATCGTCCTAGCCGATATGGTGCTCTTGACGTTTTTATCCAGCAGTCTAATGACCCAGCCGGTATTCTTACTGAGGAGCTCAAGCAGAAGGCTCGTACTTCTATTGGTAACATCCTTGAAACTCCTGTAATCGAATATGATGCAGACATCACAATCGACAATACTCGTACGCTTACGATTGCTGATAGTGAAAATACTTCTCACATGGTACAGATTAATTTTGCTACTTATGCGTTTGGCTTCACTATCACTCCTGCTATGTACATGAACAACGAAATCAGCATCCAGAAGGATTTCGAGACTAAGTTGATGAAGTACATCTACAAGTTTGCTCAGAAACTTGATGAAGCAGCTCTTGCTAAGCTTGCAGCTGAGAAGACAAAGGTTATTAAGAACCCACTGCTCTACGCAAATGCAAAAGGCACAATCAATGCAAAGTGGACTGAGCGTGAGAACATCTTCGGCGACCTTGACCCAATTATGGCAGCCAATGACTTCTTCGGCCAGTTGCACATTGTAGGTGATGCTGGTGTTGAGTCAATTATGCGCAAGCTTGCTCAGCACGGTTTGTATAACGACGTTAACAAGCAGAACGAGTTTGGCAACAAGATTGTACACTTGACCAACAACATGGCACTTGGCTCTGAGAAGTATGCTCAGGGTTATGCTATCAATTCAGGTTCTCTCGGCTTCATGACACGTTTCGAGCGTGACTGCTTGCTTGGTACAGTATCTGGTGATGGTCACGAGTGGGGCATCGCAACTTTGCCACTGCTGAATATTCCTTGTGGTACTTACTTCTACGATTCTGTTGGCGATTACCACGATATCGCCGGTGCGGCTACAGCTGATATGGTTCGTACCCGTAAGGAGCACTATGGCTTTGCAGTTGACGTCGCATTCCTTACTTCTTACAACAGCAATTCTGAGACTTTGGCTAGTCCAATTATTGCTTTTGATATTTCAAGTGAGAATGCTAATTATGCAGTGCCTGTACAGCAGGTTGTTGCTCCTCCAACAGCGTAATCTTTCTTTGGGTGAATATCTAAATATAAATCTAGAAGAAACTAGTAATAGCTTTTAGTTGTTATTAGCTTTGGATGGGTCCAGCGGGAGGACAGACTGATGAAAAGGTCTCGTTCCTCCCGTTTTTTACTTTAAACTGAAATGTAATCATGATAAGAATTGCAGATATACAAGATAAAATGCTCCATCTAGTAGGATGGAAACAGAGTTATGATTTGTCAGATATTATGTTATCTAGCAATTTAACTCAGACTGAATCAGGTATGTATTTTCAGCAGATTCATCCTCTTCTTACATTGGATAATTTACGAAGTATAGCTCCTGATTTTCAGAACTTTAATTGGCGGGTACACGATGCGAATAAAGCTTATAAATCTGGAGAAGTAGTTCGAATAGATGATTCTCTGTACAAAGCTATTCAAGATGTTCCAGCAGAAACAGATATTCTAGATTCTGAATATTGGACAGAAACAAACCCATTTTCAGAATGGCTTGAAGAGAAAACTAAGGCTAGTATCGTGAAACTTGTTAATAAGTTTATCAATATGAAATTAGCTGATAAAGCTACAAAGTCTCTCATTGAGAATAAAATTTTGTTTGATGGTACTGGTAGGCTTACTAACAAGATTGAAAATCGTAACAAACTAGTAGGATTTGAGATTGATACTGTTCGCTCTAAAGGCGTTACAGTTAAAATTGATAAGATTGGTCTTCAAATGACGGAACCAGGTTCTTATACTCTCTATATTTTCCACTCTAGTAACCCAGAGCCAATTTACACTCTCACTTTTGAGAAAACTAAGGCTAATAGTCTTGAATGGTTTAAGCCAAAAGATGATATTTTGCTGCCTTACGAGAGCACTAATACCGACGCTGGAGGCAGCTGGTATTTAGTATACAAGCAGTCAGAACTTCCTGAAAATGCTCAAGCTATTTATAAAGACAGAGACTGGTCCACCGAACCATGCAAGGCATGTTCTAGAAGTGAGTTTTTAGCTTACCAGGCTTGGTCTAGGTACATCGAGGTACACCCATTCTACATATCAGAGGATGAAGAATTTGACCCAGAGGCAATGAATTTTACCTACGATAAGAATTATGGCATTAATCTTGAGGTCTCAGCATACTGTGACTTAACAGATTTTATTATTAAGCAGAGAGCTATGTTCCAGGATGTACTCTCGAAGCAAGTAGCTATAGATTTCTTACGAGAATTTGCTTACAATCCAAATGTTAGAACTAACAGGCATTCTATCAATGCATCTAAGTTGGATATTTTGGTAGAACTGGATGGCGATTCTAATAGTATGAGACAATCTGGACTTTCATATGAATTGGATATTGCTTTAAAAGCTTTAAGTATTAGTACACAAGGACTAGATAGGGTATGTCTGCCGTGTGTGAATAACGGAATTAAATACAGGTCTATATAATGGCTGCATCTAAGTATTATGGCTTATCTATTAGAAACTTAGCTTATAGACTAAGAAAGTTTGATGAGGTCCTTGGTAAGGAACTCGTCAAAACTGTATTAGCTCATGAGCAAGAAATCATAGAGGCTATTACTGAAGACCAGCTTTACGAAAGAGGAGTAAACGGAGATGATGTTGAAATTATGTCTTACGATCCATATGCTCCAAGTACCGTAAAACGAAAAATCAGAAAGGGACAGCCTTATAATAGAGTAACGCTTAAAGATACTGGCGAATGGTATAAGTCTTTAAGGCTTGTGTATGATGTTGATGGTTTCTATCTAACGAGTACTGATGATAAGAATAAGTATTTAAAAGATAAGTATGGACCAAAAATTCTCAAGCTTACAAAAGAGAACTTAAAAAATATCATATATAAATACATAAGACCAGAATTATCAGTTAAACTTAAAGAATATTTGCAGAATGGCACAGAAGAAGAATAATGTAGAGCGAAGCATAATTATTCCAATGAAAGAAAATCCAGTATTGTTAGATAAAGTTATACAGGATATTCAGAAAACATTAGGAGAAAAGCTTAAATGGCTTGATTATGCTTTTGGCCGTTCTTATAAGTTGGTTGAGCACCAAGAAGGCGGCGGAAAATTTATATATCCAGCAGCATACATTGGAAAATCTGAATATGCTTCTTTACTTCCGAATGACCAATATGGTAATTTCTGCTGGTTTGATATTTATGATGCTCAGAATATTACTCAAGTAGTTCAATCTACACCTCAGTTTACATTCTCAGGAGCTATAGTTTTCTGGTTTAATCTAGATACTATTTTTGCTGATAATGATGCTATGTACTCAGAAGAGGTGAAAGACGAAATTATTAGAGTTCTTACTACTCCAGGTCTCATTAAACAAACAGGTAGACTTACAATCGACAAAGTTTATGAGAGATTCGAGAATATCTATAAAGGATATTCACTTGAAAAGATTTATAACAGTTACGTTTACTCCGGTCAAGATATTCAGTCTATGGATAAGTTATTCTTTATGCATCCATATTCTGGGCTGAGATTTGAGTTTACAATAACAACAAGAGAATTATGCCAACGTTATATCAAATAATTTTAATTGCTCTATTTTCTGCTTTTGTAGAGCTGTTTATGAGCAAATCAGGTTTTAGATATTGGCTTAGAGACCAGTGTGATGATATAGGTTTTACAATTGTAGCTAAAATGCTTGATTGTGACTTTTGTCTAGGTTTCTGGCTTAGTGTTATAACATCTATTGCAATGGTAATGATTACGCTTGACCCATCGTATATCTATGTGCCAGTATTTGCAACTCCTATAATAAGATTTTTAGTATGAAAACAATATCCTTAGCTAATAGAACTATAAAGTTATATGATTCAATTGATGAAATGCCGATTGAAAATTTCCAAAGATATAATAAGTATATTATTATAGACGCTGGACTTGGTTCAGACATAGATTCAGTTGATGAGCACATAGTACAAATTGCAAAGCTTATTAATTCTGGAGACAAGAAAAAAGCTATGCAAGAATTGCAAAATATGAGACAAAACATGCACATGATTGTGAGTGGAATATCTCCAAGGTATATGGCATTTGCAGCTCTCGTATATAGTATCGATGGAAAGAAAGTAGAAAGCCAGTCAGATACTAGTTTACAAGAATTATTATCTGACTTAAATAAGGTGAAGCATAGCTCTATTATAGAAACGCTATTTCAGTTGAAAAAAAAACTTTCGACAGAGCTAGAAACTTATTTTCCAGATAACTTTGATTCAGCAAAAGAAAAAATGATATATGAAAAGATTAAGCAGAGAACAATCTTGCAGCTAAAAGGTATTATAGAGGACAAAGAATATACCGAAGAGATAGCTGATATAGACTTGTCTCTGCTTAAATCTTATAAGCCAGGAATATTTACTGGTAAAAATTCATTCGAATTAAAATATGATAAACAGTTTGAAAGTTTATGTATGTTAGTTGGACAAAAAGCTAATTTAAATGCTAAACACATGACTGTTCTTCAATTTTATACAACTGTTAATAATATAAAAGCTCAGCTTGATGCTGAAGCTAAAGCTTATAAACGAATTAAACATAGATAATTATGGCAGATGACGTAATAAAGGAAAGTGACCTCATACAGTCCGATGGTTCCGTAGATAAAATCACGCAATCTTTGGAACTGCTTATAGATAGTTATGGAGAGATGGTTGCTGCTATAAAGAAAGGTTCTTCTGAGATGGTAGAAGCTATAAAGAATATGAGTACTTCTACCAAAGAAGGTCGTGTAGCTTTAGATGATGCAGCTAGAGCAGCTCAAAGATTAGAAAGAGCGCAGAAAGAATATGCGTTTGCGCAGACTGATATAGGTAAAGAAGTAGCTGATTTAAAATCTAAGACAGCCGCTTTAAACAGAACTACGGTTGAGAGCAAGAAAGCACTTGAGTTGCAAGCTGGTTCTTATGAAAGAATTAGAATACACCTCAAGCATCTCATTGATTTATACAAGAATATGTCTGCTGAGCAGAGAGCTTCTAGAGGTGATGACATAATTCGTCAAATTAATGAGCAGAGGTCTAGACTCGCTGCTATGGATGAGCAACTTAAAGCTCACGTTGTACAGATTTCTAAAGTACAGAAAGCAGAAGAGAAATTAGCTTACTTGCAGTCAGAAGAAGGTCAGCGCTATCTTGAGTTGAAAGCTAAGATTCGTGAAGTTATGGCAGCTCATACTGCTAATAGAACTCAGGTTGATGCACTTACGCAAGCCCAGAATAGATATAACCAAGCAGCAGATGCTACAAATATACAGGTTAAAGAACTAGACTTGCAGACAAAAATTCTTAATCAGACTGCTAAGTATCAGGCTCAGATTAATCAGTCTGCTGAAGGCTCTTATAACAGATTGGCAGCACAGTATGCTCTCAACAAGATTAAGTTAAATGCTATGTCGGCCGCTGAACGTTCAGCTACTGATGCTGGTAAAAAACTCGAGCAAGAAACTGCTGCTATATATAAAGAAATGATACGACTCCAGGAAGCCACTGGAAATCATAGACTTAGTGTAGGTAATTATGCTAAGTCGTGGGATGGCCTTGGAGTATCTGTATCTCAGGTAGTTCGAGAACTTCCTGCTGCAGCTGTATCTCTTAATACATTCTTTCTTGGTATCTCTAACAACATACCTATTGTAATTGATGAAATTAAGAAAGTAAGAGAACAAAATAAAGCTTTAGCAGCAGAAGGTAAGCCAACAGTATCTGTTACTAAACAAATCATATCAGCTTTATTCAGCTGGCAAACGGCTCTTGTAGTAGTATTGTATGCTTTATCAGCACACGGTAAAGAGATTCTGCACTGGATTCAAGTTATGTGGTCAGGCCAAAAGACTGTCGCAGATATGGCTGATGTAGTCGATAGTGTTGATGATGTTCTTACAAAGAACACAAAAAGTTTAGGTGAACAAATAGCAACTCTTAGAAAATTATCTCTAGAGTGGAAGAATTTAGGCGGAAATTTAAAAAAGCAACAGCAGTTTATAAAAGATAATCAGTCTGAATTTAACAAACTTGATGTTTCAATTAATAATGTTAATCAGGCTGAGAATCTTCTTGTTGATAACACTGATGTATTTATAAAGGCTCTATATGCTCGAGCTAAAGCCACAGCGGCTATGCAAGTTGCAGCTGAATATTATGGCAAAGCTATTGAAAATCAATTTAATTTTGAGCAAAATTGGAAAGATAAGGACCTTAAATGGTGGCAAAAACTAGCGGCTGGTGGCATAACCGGTCTCTTGGGATTCAACGAAGAAGAAACAAAAGAAACATATAAGCATATAAGAAATAAGCGAAAAACGCAAGTTGAAAAAGAACAAGAGTATAATGAGAATTTTGCTGACAAAGCTGTAAAAATAGCCGAAGAGCAATATAAAACTATCGATAAAATATATAAACAATTAGGCTTAGATACAGCTCACAAGAAAGGCAGCACGCGTACACGTACACCTCGTGAGCGTGATTTAACTGATACAATCTGGAGAAATGACCTCACAATTCAGAAGAAATATGAAGCTAGTATTACGGCTTTGCAGCGAGATGAGTTTAAAAAACGTAAGCAAGAAGCTGTAGATTCTGCTGAGGCTACAATCAGAGAGATGCAGGAGAAGTTCCGTAAAAATGAAGTTTTCTTAGCAGGCAAAAAGGGAAATAAGCCACTTACTGATGAGCAGAAGCAACAGGTTAAAAAACAGCAGGAAGAACTCGCAGCTATCATCGAGAACACTCAGAGAAAACTCAATCTTGATTTGCAAGATATTGAGGATGAGCGCCAAATAGATAGTATAACTAAACTTCGTCAAACTATGAAGTTTAGATATGATACTATTTCGGCTGAGATTGAAAAGGAGAAAAAGCTTAGATTACAGCAGCTTGATGACCGTGAAGCAGCTTATACTACAAAGGCTGCTACTATTTCAGAAGATGGTCAGACAGAAGCTGAAGTTACAGGTCAAGCTACTCCTGAGCAATTGGCTGTTTGGCACAAAGAAAGAGCACAAATCGAAGCGAAATATGACCAGATTATTCTTGACTTGCGCGCTAAGGAGATACAAGAACAGTTGTATCTTGTAAAGAAAGGCACTCAAGAAGAAAGACGATTACTTCTTGAACAAGTTGAGAATGCTAGAAAATTAGCTTTAGCTCAAAATAGAGCTAAGCCTGTTGAGCAGCAAGAATCTGAGACCAGTATTAATGCTAAGTTTAATAAACAGAAATTATCCATATCAGGTTCTAATAGACTGCAAAATTTCCAGCAGCAGCAAGCGTTGGCAAAATCTGAATTTGATTTAGCTGTGCACACAGCTGATGAAATTAAAGATTACGAGCTGACTCAGGAAATTGCTCTATGGAAAGAAAAGATAAGATTAGCTAAATCCGGAGCTCTTGACTGGTCACAGGCTCAGATTGATGAAGCTGATAACGTAGTTAAAAAACTCGAAGATGACCAGAAAAAGCTACGTAAAAATGGTTTGGGTTTGATGGGCCGTATAGGTAAATATGGCGTTACTGGATTCTTGCTTTCTTATATGGGCTTTGATGATGAAGACATTAAAGTTTGGAATGCTGCATGTAGTCAGGTTATTAGCAATCTTCAAGAAATAGCTCAGGCTGAAGTTGACGTTGCACAAGCAGCAGTAGATGCGGCCGAAAAGCGAGTAGAAGCAGCTCAATCAGCTTATGACGCTGAAGTTGAAGGTCGTAACAATGGTTATGCCAACCAAGTTGCAACTAAGAAGAAAGAACTACAGCAGGAGAAGAAGAATATGCAACAAAAGCAAAAACTTCTTGAACAGGCTCAAAAGCGCCAAGAAGCTATTAATACCGCTGTACAAGCTTCTTCTCTTATTACTGCTTCTGCTAATATCTGGTCAGCTATGTCGGGTGTACCTATCATTGGTCCTGCTTTGGCATTAGCAGCTATCGCAACAATGTGGACAAGTTTTGCAGTTGCTAAGGTGAAAGCTAAACAAGCTACAGCCGCAGCAAATCAAGAGTATGGAGAAGGTGGTCTTGAGTTCTTAGAAGGCGGTTCACATGCATCTGGTAATGATATAGATTTGCATCAGAAAAATTCTGAAGGCAAAAATATGCGAGCAGAAGGTGGTGAAGCTATGGCTATTATAAATAAACGCAATACTCGTAAATATAAACGAGTACTTCCTGACATTGTTGATAGCTTAAATAAAGGCACATTTGAGAATAAATTTTCACAAGCTTTTAATAAAGCAGATAGTCTACAAGCACAGATGATAACAGTAGAAACAACTACTGATTTATCAAATATTGAAAGAGGTGTAGAGGCTATTAAGAAACAAAATTCTGAACGTGTTTATCCTTTAGGGGATGGCAGAACTCTTATTATTAAAGGTAACGTAAGAAGATATATCAATAGTTAACCCAGTACTTCACTCTATAATCTCTGGGACTTTAAATTATATTGAATTATAAATTATAAGGATATATAAATTTTAAAGTTCTAGAGATTAAAATTTAAAGTTTATCTAGATTTATAGCTTTATGAATAACAATATGATTTATTTGCTTAAAGGAGAACAGCAAACAGCTACAAATGGCCAGTTTAATACAAATACTGGCGAGTTTGAAAGCGCCACTTCAGTAGGTCAATATTGTGTTACGTCTTGGTTAACCGGTTTAAGACCCGTTGGTAGAAAACAACTTCCAGTAGCCGAGTTGTTTCCACCAGATATAAATGTGAAACAGCTACGAGTATTTTTCTATGATAAGGATGTTAAATATTTAGGCTATACTGCACACAGTGATAGAAGCTTAGCCGATTATAACTTAGCGCCTGATAGCGTAAGATTAAAAGCAGAATATATAAGATGTGATTTTGTATTAGATATTTCAAGCACTGAGTTATCACAGATGACCCAAGTTGAAATTAATAACATGCTTACTCATGTTTGGGTTTATGCAGGTTTTAGATTACAAGGTCCACATTACAGTAAACTTGAAAATAAATATAAAAAAGAAACTGGCCAAGTATTTTTTAGAAGCTCATTAGAAGGTTCTATTAAAATATTTGGTACAGACTTTGATTTCATAAAGTCACAGTCTTTAGAAACCAAGTATTTACTTGTAGTAACAGATAATAGTGGAAAAGTATTAGCTTTAAATTCATTTGTTGAAACAGACTGTAAATTAGATGATACAAGGCATTCAATAGAATTGAAATTATCACCTATAGATAGATATTCAAAAATAATGAATAACTATGATAATACTTATGATTTAATTAAGCTTTCACCAGCTATAACTCCGCTTACTTTAACAAAGCGCTTACTATATCAATTCTATATTCAAGGTGCCAATTCTGTGTCATGTTATGCTAATGGAACATATTGGGAACAAGATACAAATGAAGCTATAGATGATGCTGATGCTCTTGAAAAGAAATATTACTTTTCTAAAAATTTAAGTATACAGGAATTCCTTATTACTGAAGAAATGAGTTCGAAATATGCTGGAACTTATTCACATGTACCTGGAACTCCACCTACTACTTGGGTCAACCAAACTAATGGTGATGGACACATAAAGATGATAGGTATATCTGACTTATCACAAGTAGCAAGCGGCCAAGGCGGCGTAACTTTTAGATGGTTTGGCACAGGAGAAGTAGTTGACGGACACGCAATAGGTAGTTTAAAAAACGAATGGAAATTCGTGTTAAAAATATATGATGATAGGGCATTTGGAAATCTAGGAGTAGCATTTTCACAGTGCATATTCGCTATGCCAGATTGGAGCGTAAATTCTGATGATGCGCACATGGGCGGTGCTGGAGAATATAAATTTAGTATACGTAACAGTGCTACAGATGTTACAGTATTTAGTCTTGATGTTATAAATTACACTATTTGGGGCCGTATACTAGCAGATGTTGACACAGCAGTAGAGCCATCGTCTGGACAAACGAAAACATTATATGATTTGCCAAAAGATGACTTTGTATCTGAAAGGGTTAATTATAGAAAATGTATAGGCTTAGTAGGATTGCAAGTAAAGCAGACAGCCTACACTGTTACTCATCCTACTAAATATGGCAGAAATGACTACGGAAAGTATTTTACTAATAATTTTGTAAATGCTATGACCAAAACTGCGCATATGCCAGTTCCTATAAGTAGAAGTTCATGGGCTAATACGTCTATATGGGCAATTATACCAAATGAGTGGTCTTCATTTGAAAGTCAGTTTAGAACGCAATTTACTTTAAAAGATGCATTTTCTTTGGCTGACACAATAAAAGCGTTATTACATAAAATAGACCCGCTGGTAAAATTTGAAGCAACAGCCGAGTACAGTAGATTCTTTTATGAAGGTGACACATCAACTCCTATTATACCTTTCGATGGTTCTAGAATTGGTTATGTTCCATTTATAGCTCCAAAATCTAATGTATTAAAAGGCAATTATGACCAAGCTGCACAGAAAGCAGAAATAACATTTGAACAACTCATGAATATGTTAAGAGACTGTTTTAGATGTTATTGGTACATAGATGATAGCAATAGATTAAGAATTGAACACATATCATATTTCATGAAAGGTTTATCGTATACCAGTCCTGGTTTACAGTTTGACTTAACTAAAAAATATGATAAGTTTAATAAGAAAACAGTTCTATATGCTCAAGAGGCAACTAGTTATAACAAAGATGATTTAAATTCCAGGTATGAATTTAGCTGGATGGACGATTCTACTGACACGTTTGAAGACATGGAAATAGACGTTAAGTCACTGTATATACAGTCAGATAAAACAGAAGAAGTAAATTCTGAAGCGTTTTCTACTGATATTGATTTGATGTTGTATGCTCCTGATAAATTTTCTGAAGATGGCTTTGCTCTTATGATGGCAGATAAAAATACAGGACGAGTTCCTATTGCGGCTGTTTCAGGCTTAAGAGATGACGAATACATCTATACATATAGCGTTACACCACAAAACTATTTATGCTCATGGTTATACCTTGCAAGATATTATATGCTAGATATGCCAGCGTATCATATAGAATATACTAGAGCTCCATCAGCTGACGCATATAGAGTAACTGGCATAAAACAGTGCATGCAGCAAGATATAGAGTTTCAAACGGATGAAAAAATAGACTTAAATAAAGCTATTAAAACGTCAGTTGGAACAGGAATTATCGATTCACTATCAGTGAATATAGACACGCACCTTATAAGTGCCACACTCGTGTATAGTCCAAAATAAAGAGTTAAATAATTTTAAAAATTTATATATTTTTATATAATATTGAATAATTTTTATTATATTTGCAATATGAATTTATTTATTCAGACAATTTTTAAAAGACAAATCCAATAGTAAAAAGCAATATGGCAAATCCGATATGCATATCACCATTGAAGTTCTATGATGACTTCCATAAGCAAAACCGCCATCGCAGTTTTGCTTATGGCCATGTTGCTCCACTTATCACAAATCCGAATGTAGTTTCACCATTTCAGTTAATAGTATCTGGAAATGTTTCAGAAGTATACGTAAGAAGTGCTGATACTAATAAAAGAGTAACTGGTAACGTAGTTGAAAGATTTAAAGATGCTGGACTGAGAAACGTATCAAAAAATGGCTATAACATATTACTATTTTTAGGTATATTTCCACTTTCTGGTGTTATAGATTATGAAGGCCAATATTGGCTAGAAATACATTCTGGCAAATGGTACTATTCAGAAGTATTTTGTTTTGATAATAACATAGATGATTGCCTTAAGGTAGAATACTGGAACCCAGAAGGTGATTTTGCTCTTAAAAATGGCATAATAGTATTAGGCAGTGAGAATTTTCATTTTATTCTATTGCTTAAATCTGAATTAGGCAAACCAGAATATTCGTTTGAGGAAGAAGCTACAAAGAGATTAGGCTATTCATTTATTGAAAGTCAAGTTTCTAAGAAAACATACAAGTTCAATACAGTTATTCCTGAATATCTTTGCGATGCTATGAGGATAATTCGTCTCTGTAGTCAGAAGAAGATAACTTGTAAAGGTGAAACTTATGATGCTATAACTTTTAACATGGAAGTCGATTGGCAGGAACAAGGAGATTTAGCTTCAGTAACTTGTGAATTTGATGTGGATAATATAATCACTAATCTTGGTGGCTTCAAGCATGAAAACCTTGGAGGCGATTTCAATAATGATTATAACAATGATTACGATATTGAATAAAATGTTGCAACATAGAGAGTTAAAAACTTAATTGTTTAATTTTAAAAATTTGTAGATTATAGCTGATACAATCGAAAAGATTTATTGCACAGATGGTCGCGATAATGATTTAGCAGCGATTTTGGCCGCTACTAAGAACAATGACCCAGCAACCATGATGGCTGCTATGGGAGGTGGTATGAACAACTGGATGAACAATCCTTTTGTTTACCTAGTTTGGATGATGTTTGCTAATCGTATGTGGGGAGGCGAGCAGAATTGTAGCCCTGCTATTCAGGCTCAGATTGATTCTCTTCGCAATCAGATGGTAGTAGATAAAACTCCTGAATTGCTTGTTACTCTTAACCCTGCTCTTAAAAAAAGAACAAGAAACTGAGACAAGGCTTAAAGCAGTCGAAGGTTCTGTTCAAGAAGTGAAAGACTTAGTTAAAACATTAGTTGAAAAGCTATCATGAAAAAGATTAAATACATAGTTGTGCATTCATCAGATAATGAAGAGCACAAAATCGAGATTAAAGATAAGTTTTCAAGAACTGCTA